AGAAAAAGAATCATTAGAGGGGTGGACTCGTGTTGAATTTATGAGAATATGTGGGAAAAATACTACAGTTTTAACTTTATTTACCACAGACTATTGACTTTTTACTAAAAATATGGTATAATAATAGGTATAAACTTTAGTTTAACTAAGAGCCTCACCTAAAGACAACTCTTAAAGTTATAACCGCTACAGCTACCACATTAAGTCTAAATCCTTAGGTGTCTACCTAGGTTAAACCTAAGTTATAACCTAAGATTAAACTAAGGATAGATTTTTATGAGACCTGATGACAAACGAAGATTAAATAAAGGTAACCCAGCACTAAAGAAAGGGGTTGTCTTAAACCCTAAAGGTAGACCTAAGGGTAGTCTAAACAAATATACTGAACTGAGTAGAGAGTTGATGTCTACTAAAGGTCCAGAGATAGTTCAGAAAGTGATAGACTTAGCGTTAGAAGGAGATAGGACCTGTCTTAAGATGTGTATGGACAGAATCCTCCCTACAACTAAAGCAGTAGAATTAAAGTCTGGTAACGATAAAGGCAATGTCATCATCAATATAGGTGGTCTAGAAGATAAAGTCGTAGAAGCCAGACAAGAGAAAGAATTAGAGTATGAAGAAGGTGTCATAATCGAAGATTCTCAGATAGAAGAGAAGGTGGTAAAGATTGGCACAGAATCTTGATGTTAAATTACATCCTGCTCAGTTAGAGATATTCAACTCCGCAGCTCGTTTTAAAGTAGTAGCAGCGGGGCGAAGATTCGGTAAATCTAGACTGGCGGCTTGGTTACTCGTAATTAAGGCATTACAATCTCCCTCTAAGGATGTCTGGTACATAGGACCAACATTCCAACAATCTAAAGAGATTATGTGGGGGATGTTAAAAGAATTACTACAAGGGACTGACTTAATCGAATCTACCCACGAGAATACAGCTACAATTACTCTGACCAATGGAAGAAAGATTAGTCTTAAAGGTTCCGATAGACCTGATACCCTTCGAGGAGTTGGTCTTTACTTTGTGGTACTGGATGAATATGCTAGTATGAAACCAGAGGTGTGGGAAAAGATTATTAGACCCACACTAGCTGATGTTAAAGGTGAGGCACTATTTATAGGTACACCTGAAGGTAAGAATCATTTCTATCGTATATGGGAAGAGGCGGGAAAAGAGGAGAATGAGGACTGGGAACAATTCCAATATAACTCCACAGATAATCCTTTAATCGACCCAGAAGAGATTAAATTTGCTAGAGAGACTATGTCTACCCAGGCATTCAGACAAGAGTTCGAGGCAAGTTTTGTATCATTCACTGGAGGTATATTCCAGAATGATTGGATTAAGTTTAGTGAAGAAGAACCTGAAGAAGGTAACTATGTTATTGCAGTTGACCCAGCAGGTTTTGAGAATGTGGAGAAAGAGCGTGGTTCAAAAGGTTCTGCTTTGGATGAAACAGCGATTGCAATCGTTAAAATTGATAGAGATGAGTGGTGGGTTAAAGACATACTTCACGGCAGATGGAATATTAAAGAGACTGCAAACAAAATTCTCACAGCTGCAATCCAAAATGAAGCGACTACTGTCGGAATTGAAGCAGGGTCGTTAAAGAATGCGATAATGCCCTACCTCGAAGATAAGATGAGGGTAGAAGGTAGATGGGTAGTAATTACAGATGTAACACACGGTGGTAAGAAGAAGGCAGACAGAATTACTTGGGCGTTACAAGGTCGTCTAGAACACGGCAAAATAAAGTTTAATAAGGGAGAATGGAACAGAGACTTTGAAGTTCAACTCCTAGAATTTCCTACAAAAGGCACACACGATGATATGGTGGATGCCTTAGCATATATAGACCAAGTAAGTGTGGCAGATTTTATGCATACTATTGAGTTAGAAGATGAGTGGGAACCATATGACGAAGTTGCGGGGTATTAATGGCAGAATACAATTCAGAAAGTAATTATCAAGCTCTAGTATCTTGGTTGATGCCTAGATTAGATGATTGGAAGGACCATAGAGATAATAACTATCTCAGTCAATGGGACGAATATTATCGTCTATGGCGTGGTCAATGGACTATAGAGGACCAAATCAGAGCAGGAGAGAAATCTAGAATTATTACACCTGCATTACAACAAGCGGTAGAAGCTAGTGTAGCAGAACTTGAAGAGGCAACTTTCGGTAGAGGTAAATGGTTCGACATACAAGATGATATGTTGGATAAAGACAAGAGAGATGTCGAATTCCTAAGAAATTTATTACAGGAAGACTTAGAAGAGGCAGGAGTAAAAGATGCTATCTGTGAGACTTTCCTAAATAGTGCTATATATGGTACAGGAATAGCTAAAATTATCATCGAAGAGAAGATTGTAACTAGTCCTATCGAAGTTCCTGTAGAAGGAACCTTAACTACTAAGAGAGAGATAGCAGAAGAAATTAAGATAGAAGTAAGAATAGAAGCTATTTCACCTAAAGAATTCATCATCGACCCAGCAGCTAATACAATTAATGAGGCACTAGGAGTCGCACACGAGGTATATAAACCTAGATATGTCTTAAATGATGGTATTGCCTCAGGTGTCTATAGAAATGTAGTTATAGAAGGAAATACTAATCGCATAGATATGGGATATGACCCAGAATATGTAGATGTAGATGCTTCCGATGAAATTAAACTTACTGAATATTGGGGTAAAGTACCTAAAACTTTCCTCAACGCTAAAAAAGATGACGATGACTTCGATTATAACGAAGATGAGTTAGTTGAGGCAGTAGTTACTATCGCAAATGATATGTATGTGCTCCGTGCTGAGGAGAATCCGTTTATGATGGTAGACAGACCATTCATAGCGTATCAGCACGATATAGTACCTAATAAATTCTGGGGTCGTGGTGTCTGTGAAAAAGGATATAATCCACAGAAAGCATTAGATGCTGAGATGAGAGCTAGAATTGACTCCCTCGCACTAACTACTACACCTATGGTAGCTGCAGATGCTACTAGATTACCTAGAGGAATTAAATTAGAAGTTAGACCTGGTAAAACAGTGCTTACTAATGGTGACCCTAGAAATGCTATTATGCCTCTAAATTTAGGTTCTACTGACCCTAATACAATGAATCAGATTAATTTACTACAATCTATGATTCAGATGGGTACTGGAGCTGCAGATGTATCTAATGTACCAGACAGAGCAACTTCTGCTGGTATGTCTATGATGCAGTCAGCTTCTATTAAGAGACAGAAACGCACATTAATGAATTTTCAGAACACTTTCTTAATCCCAATGATTAATAAGGCGTTATGGAGAAAGATACAATTCGATGTGGATAGATATCCAGTAGTCGATTATAAGTTCGTTCCTTTCTCTACTATGGGTATTATGGCTAAAGAATTAGAGATGCAACAAATGGTCTCTATGATGCAGTCAGTTCCGAAAGACTCTCCTGCTTTCAACATCTTATTGTTAGCAATCTTCCAGAATTCTAGTATCCATAATAGGGACCAAATTGTTAATGCTCTTCTACAAGGACTACAACCTAATCCTGAAGCACAGAAGATGCAACAATTCCATCATCAATTAGAGATGGAGCAGATGAAGGCTGATATCCAGAAGACATTAGCTGAAGCACAAGAAGAACAGACTAAGGCAATGTTGAATGCAGCTGAAGCTGGTGTTAAACAACCTAGTGATATGGATATCCAAGAAAGATTAGTTAAATTACAGAAAGATTTAGCTGAGATGGATAATATTCAATCAGAAACTAATAGAAATGTTCCAGAAGTAGAACATCTAAAATCAGAGACAGCATTAAATTATGCTAACGCAAGAAGACAAAGAGTTTTACCACAATAGACTAAATTTATTTGAACAGGATGGTTGGAGAGACTTAGTTAAAGAACTAAAGAATCTCGAAGACTTAACTAATCAATTAGATAGTGTGGAAAGTGAAAAAGACCTTTGGTTCGCTAGAGGTCAGTTGTCGATTCTAAGACAGATTATTGGACTAGAAAACACAACACGACAGGCGGCAGAAGAACTAGAGTTATAACTAGCTCTGCCATTTTATAATCCATAATCCTAACGGACGGAGTACAATTATGACAAGTATAGTAGTAGACGCTGCAGAAGAGAGCAGTGCAGTTGATTCATCAATAACAGACACAACATCAGAAGATACAACATCTGAAGTGACTGAAACAGTAGAAGCTACGGCAGAAACTGAAGTTACAGAAGAATCTAAAGTACCTGATAAGTTTGCTGGTAAATCATTGGAAGATGTTATTAATAGTTATGAGAACCTAGAGAAAGAACTAGGTAGAAAATCACAGGAAATAGGTGAACTCAGAAAACTATCAGACAGTTTCTTGCAAGCACAACTCAATACTAACCAACAGCAAAATCTACAAGCAAATAACAAAAATACAGAAAAAACAGAAGATTTTGATTTCTTTGAAGACCCCGATGGAGCGGTAAATCGAGCAATAGAAAATCACCCTAAGTTTAAAGAGTTTCAACAGTTTCAAGCACAGCAGTCACAAACAGCTGCTCGTTCTAGACTCCAAGAGGCTCATCCTGATTACGGGAATATAGTAAAAGATGCTAAATTCCAAGATTGGGTAAAAGAAAGTCCTATTCGTATGCAAATGTTTCAAGCGGCAGATGCTTATAACTTTGATGCAGCTAACGAATTATTATCTACCTGGAAAGATAGAGCAATGATTAATAAGACGCAAGAAGTTAATGAACAAGCCGAGGCTGATAGAAAAGCAGCTCTTAAGGCAGGTGCAAGTGAATCTAGGTCTGGGGTTTC